TTAGTCTCCTATGCTATTTGAGTATCTCTTTGATATGAGATACTCAAAGAGCATAGGAGACTAATGCTTGAAAGAATTAAAGAGTTTAACTGCGCCGATGGAAACAGTTAGTACGCTTGAAGCACTAAAGATTTTTGGAGACGACGCATTGCCTGTTTTGCAGGAAAAACTTATTTCCCTTGAGAAAAAACTTGAGTTTGAGAAATCATTGCTTGAAGCACATGGGGGGCTATACAAGGTGGAATTTAGATTAACCCTCAAATACGCAGACGTACCCTTTTCCCAAACGGAACTGATAGAGCCTTTGTTTGCGATTTTACATGGTAGAAAAGTAGAAGAGCTGAAAAGGAAACTTGAAACTACTGAGAGGGAATACAAGCGAATCAGGTTTGCCCTTAAGTCCGCTAACCAGTGGGTAGATACTGGAAAGATTCAGTCTTTGGATGTTGAAGGAGCAAAGCAGTACCCCGTTGAAAGATTAATAACGGGCGAGGTTAGAGGTAGCGGTAAAATCAAACACGCTTTTTGCCCATTCCACGAAGAAACCAACCCCTCCTTTTGCATTTACACAGACACTAACAGCTATTATTGCTTCTCCTGTAAAGAGGGAGGAGATGTAATTGATCTATGTATGAAGTTAAAAAAGATAGGGTTTAGAGAGGCGGTTGAGTTTTTGTCATGAACGGTAACGGGTTTATAAAATTTAACAGAGATAACAACGATAACTTCCTGGATATGCTGCTCGAGCGTCATACCGCTTTTTGTTTGCTTACCCTTGTAGCCTATCGAGCCAAGCGGACTAACAGGCACAAAATTAAGACCTTGAAGATGAATCAATGCTACATAGGGGACTATGAATCATACGGGGTAACCAGACAAATCTACAGAACGGACAAGGAGTTCCTCGAAAAGTGGGGTTTTATAACCACCGAAACAACCAACAAGGGAACCGTTGCAACGCTTGTAGATACAACAATATTTGATGTTAACGCCGAGGGAACTCACCAACTAGCTAACCAACGACTAACCAACCAGCAACCAACAACTAACCAACCAGCAACCACCGAAACAACCAACAAGGGAACCGTCGCGACGCTTACAGGTACAACAATATTTGACATTAATGCTGGGGCAACTAACCAACCAGCTAACCAACCACTAACCAACGAGCAACCACCGACTAACCAACCAGCAACCACTAACAAAGAATGTAAGAAGGAAAGAAAGAAAGAAATAATACAAGAGGCCGAATCTTTAATTGAAATATTCAATTATATATGGGGAACTAATTACAGATCCCATCGTAGCTGGTTAAATAATTTCAAGAAGTGGAGGGAGGTTTATTCCCTAGAGGATATAAAGCAGGCCATAGAGAACGCAAAGGCGGATCCTTGGTGGAAGGACAAGTTGGATCTGGATAAACTGCTAAGGACGCACGAAGACCGTATCGGGCAGCTGCTTAACAGGAAGCTTAAGAAGAAGCCTTCGAGGGAAGAGGCTGAGCAAGAATTAATAAATTTAGTTGAAAGGGGTTTGTAATGGGACTAAGATTTGAAGAGATCGCATTAATTGAGACGGGGGAGCCTTTGTTGGATCGTTGCCTTAACGGGGGATTAAGATCTAACGGGGCGTACATGATAGCCAGTGAACAGAAGGCGGGTAAGTCTTCTCTTGCCCGCAAGTTGTTATTTAATTTTCTCTCTCTTGGCAGAAAGGTTTTATACTTTGACACCGAGCAGGTATTTCTTGAGGTAGTTCGTTCTATGCTTGCCACGCAATTACGAAAGCCTTATGGGCAGGTAACCGAAGAAGATTTTGAAAGCATAGACCCAATACTTGAGAATTTAATTTGTCACGATTCCACGGAAATAGGAGAGATATTTGAGAAAGAGGGGAAGTTTGACTTTGCGGCTCTAGAGAGGGAGATTGAGAACAAGGTGGGGCACGGTGCGGAGATAATATTCTATGACAACGTAACCGGCCTTGGAGCAACAGGATCTACTCAAGAACGCATGAAGTTGGTTGGAATGCTGCAACGAGTTTCTAAGAAAAACAATGTACTTGTGGTCCTGGTAGGACACACACCAAGCATAGAGGTAGACACCCTAACTAGAGATGTTATTGATAAGGCGGTAGAAACAGGGCAGTTTGATGCAATTCTTAATTCAACAAGAAGGATAGTTAAGCGCCCCGCAAAACCTTTTGGTGGTAGTGTTAATACTCAGTTTGATGCAATATTTATGATTTGGAGATTGTTCCAGTACTGGGATGCTCCCAACCTTGCTTCTAAATCCTGGCTAATTGTTGAGGAGACCAGGTACACAAAACCATTTACAATCGGGATGGAATTTGACGGGAGCTGCGGCCATTTCGAGTTTAAGCAGGTGATCGGGGATGACATGGGAGCTTTGGGGGGGTGGAAGACAATCTAAAACAAAAACTCCGAGACGCTCTGTCCTCAAACATTTACTCCGAGATGCAAAAGGAAAGCCTATTAAGCCAGTATAGAGAGCGTTACGACAGTACATTCGGGGATAAGGACTTTGATATTTACAAGTACGTAGGCTGGCGAGACTTTATGTTAGAATACGATTATGAAAACACCCAGCGACCAGTTGGTAAAGATTTCAATGTCCAAGATTCCCGTAGACCAACCTTTGGAACTTGGAGATGACGTTAAACTTTTTATTCAGGGCAATATTACGAAACTATCTCATGAGGATAACCAAGACGGGACTTACGATCAGGTTTACATAGTTAAAGGCGTATTGGCCGAGGTGTTAAAGGATTAGCAGATGAGTGGTGAGACTGACAAGGAGGTTTTGCCCACAGAGGCGGGTGAACAAAGGGTTAGCAGTGAGGAGGAGTTCCGCCCAACCCCGGCCATGATTTTATGGGCTGACACAAAAGCTCGAATGGTCGGAGAGCCTAATACAGTAATAGCGGAAGAGGCTAACATAGCGGAGCAAACCTTTTACCGATGGCGTAGAACCATACCTGGATTCATGGATTGGTATATACAGGAATATCGTAAGAGGCGTTACAGAATAATTCCTGAACTAGACGAGTTAACCATGAAGTATGCTAAAAGAGGCAGCTTTCAACACCTTGAGCTTATGACCAAAAAGGTTGGTGATTACCCGCAAGAAGCTCCAACACAAGCAACTCAGGTAGTCGTCAACAACGTAGTAGAAAAGCAGAAAGATAAATACAACCTGGATGAATAAGGGTTACAAAGATTTTATCGAGGAAAACCTAAAGATCGTAAACAAAGAAGGTGAGCTGGTTGACTTCGTTCTAAATGATGTCCAAAGGAAGTTTATCACTGAGGATATAACTGGTAGAGATATCGTACTCAAGGCAAGGCAACAAGGCTTCTCGTCAGTTATTCTAGGGCTCTATACAGCGGACTTTCTTCTCAAGGAACATACCTTCAATGTTGTAGTAGCAGACGACACAGATAACGCCAAAGGACTTCTAAAGCGGGTTAAAGATTTTGTTAACTTCTGGTGTGAGGCAAACGGTCTTGAGGCCAAAAACATCCTCCGCTATAACTCCAAGTACGAGCTTTACTTTGAGGAGATGGACAGTACCTATGTTATTGGTACAGCACAGAACACTAACTTTGGTAGGTCTAAAACAATTACAAATCTTCACTTATCGGAGGCGGCGTTCTACCCCCATTTTAGGGAGATAATCGCAGGAGCCATGCAGGCAGTAGTACCAACAGGAAGGGCAATTATTGAGACAACAGCCAACGGTTTTAATGAGTTCAAGACTTACTGGGATGAGACTAAGCGAGGTGAAACATCCTTCACAGGCCACTTCTACCCCGCACAAGACTTCTACTCAGCGGATTTTCTAACCCAAAAGGAAACAGAGCTGGGCAGGCTCTTTAAGCAGGAATACCCCAGATCCCCGCAAGATGCCTTCATAACATCGGGGGATAACTACTTCTCACAAGACGCTTTGGAGTACTACCTGAGGGCAGTTAAAGAGCCAATAAAAGAGGGAGTTATTTATGTTTAGTAGAGTGTCATGAGCTTCAGACAATATCGCCCCATTGAGAGCGGGGAGTTTCTAGTAGCGGGTTTTGATATGGCTATGGGAGGTCCCGACTATTCAGCGTGTGCGTTTATCTCAAAGACTAAAGTTGATATACCCCTTATCTACCACGCACATGCCATAGCAACAGAAGCCACAAATGAGGTTGTCCCGGTGCTTGAGAAGATCTACCAGAAGACAGGAGTACCCCCTGTAATAGCCCCGGAGCGAAATAGCGGGGGAGTATTTGAGATTGACAGGATGGTGGCTATGAACAGGACGGGTAACTTTAAAATATTCAAAGAGCCCACAGGAGTAGGCTCCACATCAAACCCAGAGGAGAGGCGTTACGGCTGGACTACTACTTCAACTACAAGACCCAAGATGCTTGAGGATTTGAAAAACGCCATAGACAATAGGCTTCTTGGTATTTATGACAGTGAGCTTGTAAACGAGATGTTTGCATTTGTTGTTAACCAATCTACTACTGGCTGGAAAGCACAGGCAGAGTCCGGGGCGCATGACGACATAGTTATGGCCGCAGCAATTGCTTTTCAAGTCTATCAGAAGGAGGAACAACCAAGGGACCTAGACTCGTTGATGCAGGAGTTACCCGACGACAAGTTATTTACAGGAGGATTTTATGGATAACTATGTTAAGAGAAACACCTCCGTTTTTACAGAGCTTGAGGCTTTAATTGAAAAGGTAGCCTATGGGAGCCTTGATATAAAGCTCGATGTGCATAACAGGCGAATAACAAAGTTAACCGTCTACGGACAAAAAAGAAGTGTTTATAATTCCAACGTACCTAACAAGCTTGTTAAGGATATCGCCAGTCGCCTTAGAAGTGCCTTAGAATCTCACGAAGATACGAAGATGACATTTATTATTGAAACCAAGGACGGGGCTCCTAAAGAGGCTCTCTGGCTCTCAGAGCTCACAAGGAACTATGACCGTTTGGACAGTACAAGATAATTGTGATAGTCTTTAACTAACTAAATTTAGGGCTTAGCCTGCCTTTACAGGCTACGCGCCACCTTACAAAAGGGTGGCCTTTTTTATGGCTAAAAACAAAACAAAAACCAAAGAGGACGTTTCTAAAATCATAGACCAGTACAAGCGAGCGTGGGATTACAATCAGCCTGTCAGAGATATCGCACGAAAGGCTGAGAAGGTAGTCTACGGCTCTCTAAATGACAGCATTACGGACAACACCAGATCCCAAGTAAATGATCCTAGACTCCTAACAATCATGATGGAGAGATCCTTTAGGGTTATGAGTCAGCTTGCGACGGGTAAGGTTAGAACTCTAACTAGAAAGGATAAGGGTAAGGGCCAGTTCATGGGCCTTGTTCTCCATAACTACGTGGAACCAAACGCTAAGTCTCAGTGGGATATCCTAACCAAGCTTAGAATGGTTAACTTCTACTCTAACGTTTACGGAACCATAGGAGTTCTTGTTGATTACGTTATAACTGATGACTACGTTGGTCCCGATTTCCAAATAATTCCTTTCAGGGATCTAGTACAACAGCCCGGTAAGATATCCGTTGAAGACTGCGACTATGTATTTATAAAAACTAAAGTTACCAGATCATATCTAAAAAGCTTAAGGGGCAGGGGTAGTTGGAATAGTGACGCAATAGACAAACTTCTTGGGGTAACCGAGGGAACCAAATCAAACATTGATGATGCGGATATCGAAGAACAAACATGGGGTGAGGAGAAGTACGGCGGGGACTTTACAGCCGAAGGAGACTATGCGGAGATTGACCTTGTTACAAAATACGAGAGAGACACTTGGACTACTGTTTCGTTAAGACATGCCGAATTACCTCCTCTAAGAACCATTGATAACCCCCACAAGAACCATGAGATACCTGTTAAGATAAAAACCTCTTTCCCGTTACTTGATAGGTTTGCAGGGCTAGGCGAGGTAGAGCGCGGGCTTCCATTGCAGAACGCCATTAACAGCCTGATTAACCTTTACTTAGATGGGGTAAAGTTTTCAATATTCCCGCCCACTAAGATTGATTTAACCAAGGTAGTTCCTTCTACAATCAAGATGCAACCTGGAGCTAAATGGGTAGTTAAAGACATGGGAGGCGTTCAGTCTCACGTTGTATCGCCTCAAGGGATAAACACGTTCCAAGAGACCTACAAGTTCTTCATAGCAGCTCTTATGAACCAGTCAGGTACTACAAATACCTCCGTATCAGAGAGTACTGATGTGAGTATGGGTAAAACCCCCAGAGCACTGGCTATGCAGGAGAACAGACAGAACGCAAGAGATAGCTTTGATCGTTTCATGATGGAGAGGTTTGTGGAGCAGGTGTATGACACTTTCCTTGACCTGATAGTTACAAAGCAGGAGAAGCCGATAACAGTAACCCTATTCGAAGAAGAGCTCGAGACCATAGTTAACAACCACCCCGACGCTGTTGATCTGTTCGACTCAGGTGAGGGTGGGGAGATTATAATAAAACCTGAAGATATCAAGGACTGCGATTACAAGTTCTACATAGATGCCGGATCTACCTACAAGAAGGATGAATACGCCGAAGGAGAAACACTTCAAAACCTAATGGCCATGCTTATGCAACTTCCCAATGCAGCTAATCAGATAATGCAGACAGGTAACATTCAAATTGGTGGGCGTGTGGTTGACTTTGGTGAAATGCTTAAACGCTTTATCATCTCAAGAGGTGTGCAGGATTGGGATAAAATAATCAAGGATAGTGCTGAGGTTGGTGGGGCTATCGGCTTTGATGATGAACAGTTGAACGCCATCTACCAAGAGTTACAAGGACAACAGCCCGGCACTCCCCCACAACAAGAAGTACCCACACAAGGAATGCCTCCCGGAGGGATGATGTAACATGGATACCTCCCTTCCTATAAATGCTAGCCAGCTATACAGAAAGGTTCAGCCTCCTGAGATCGAGAAGAACCATCCAAGGGATGTGGCCTTCTACGAATTACATGACACTAGGGCTTGGAAATACCTAAAAGAACAAATAAACCAGTACATTGAGCATTTAGAAAACACGTTAAATATTACAGAGCACGATAGCGTCACCGATGTTGGATATAAATATCTAGCCGCTTCCGTTGCTAAGCAGTATTTAATTGATCTTAGAAATTCAATTGAAACAAGCTACTCAGTCGTCAAAGAATCCGAATAACCTACCAGAAGATATAAACATAGAGGAGATAATGGAACGTGCTAAACAAACAGCACGGGGGGCCAAGCATGCCTGGAAACAACGCGGGGTATGGCTTGTATGCACCGGTTGTCCGCAGGAACACGCTATATGGGTTGGGAATAGTCGAAGGATGGTTGGTGTAAATGATGACGGAAGCCCCAGGTTTGCAGACAGATAGCTTGTCTGCTAGTATAAGAATAACTTTTTAGCTGGGAATAACCTAGTTACAGGAAGCCTCACGCACCGAGCGTGGGGCTTTTTTGTTTGAGGTTTGAAAGGGGTTTTAGATGATCCCTTTTAGCTCTTAAATGACGGTTTAAGGCTAACGTTGGGTCGACACTACGATAGTGGAAGTCGGTATAAATTTTGAGAGGTAAATATTTATGTCTGAAGAGACAATAACAACAGACGCAAACACAAACGTTGAGTCTACTCCGCAAACGGCGGACAACGAAGGAGTAACGTCGGCTCCGGAAGCAGAAGTAGAAGAGACTTCTAACGTGGAAGAATCTTCTGAAGAAGCCGTAGACGACAAAGAAGAAAGCGTAGAAGGTTCCGAAGGTTCTCGTGACTCTGACTCCGGAGAAGAAGAGCGTAAACCAACAAGAGCCGAGAGACGCATACAGGAGCTCGTTGCTAAAACAAAGCAACAGGAAGAGCTTCTTGAAAAATTATCTGAACCAAATCCGGGAGACTGGAAGGGCCAGCTAAAGGAGCCTTTAATTACCCCTGATGAATATCAGGAGGGGGTTGATCCTAAGGCTCTTGAACAGCGTATAGAGAAGAGAGTTGCACAGACCGTGCAAAGAACTCTTGCTATGAGCAGACAGCAGGAAGCTTACAAAGGTCAGCTAGAGGCCCACACGCAGGACCTACAGACAGTCGTGGATAAATATCCCGAACTGACAGAAGATCCCGCACTGGAGGAGGCCTTCTTGGATGCCTACAACGATGCTAACTACATCAACGGAGGATTCGTTCCACGAAAGACACCCTCTGAAATAGCTGCCAAGATAATGAAAATTAGGGACTCTGTAGCCACTAAGTCCGCAGCACAAGTGAGTGGCAAAATGGCGAAACATGCGGCTGAACAAGCCGTATCGCCGAGAGCAAGTGAGGTCGAGGAGAAGGATTACGAAGCAGAAGAATCTTACAAGAAGGCGCGCTCTTCTCGTGGGAATACAGAAGCTTGGGCTGATTACTTCAAAAAGACCGGCCTTGCAAGCGTATCAAAGAAATAAAATAGAAGAGAGGTGAAAATTATATGGCACAAAGTACAGCAACATTATCGTACGATGCAGTAGGTCAATTATGATATACTTCATGTCATGAGTATCAGAAAATATGACACGCAATGGTTGAAAGACCAGTACATTAAAAACAAAAAATCGGCAGTACAAATCGCAAAAGAGTTAGGGGTTACAAGTGGGGCAATATACTCGGCTATGAGTACTCGTGGGATAAAGAGGCGGAGTAATAGTGACTCACACAGGATTGAGAGCAATTACCCACAACTTTGGGATGAGGAATATCTTAAAAGGCGTTATTTGGGGGACGGCATGACCACAGGGGAAATAGCTAGGGAGTTGGGTTGTCATGACGAGTCTGTTAGAAAGGCACTTATAAGACTGGGCATACCCCGCAGAAAGCTAGGCACTAGGGTTATAGTAGATGAGTTAAGAGACGGTGGCTGGCTATATAACCAATATGTGAGGTGTAATAAAACACAGGCACAAATAGCGGAGGAGCTAGATTGCGGAGAAACCGTAGTCAATAAGTGGGTAAAGTTACACAAGATATCCAAGCCCACTAGGTGGTCTGGTAATGACTTTAAGGAGTCCACAAGCCAGAGGAATTCCCTCAAGTATAGCTCTTGGAGAAAGTCTGTTATTGCGAGGGATGGGAGGTGTACGAGGTGCGGAGTCACAAAGAGACTTCAGGCACATCACATTGAATCTTTTGCACATAACAAGGATTTGCGATTTAACATAGATAACGGGGTTACTCTATGTCAAAACTGCCACAGAAAGGAGCACTCTTCACGGAGGCTTACTGCAAAAACAAAAACTGGGTGAAACGGGGAATACCTTTGAGAAAAGACAATCCCGTACCAAGGCATACAGGACTTAGGTTGTGTGCAAGGTCTAACGACTAGATGGTGAGTTCCAACAATAACCCATCCACGAGCGCCCGGCACACTAAAAAAATGTGAAGATATAGTCTGACCTTATTAGTGATAATAAGAGGTGGTAATTAAAAAAGCCACGATAACAAATTGAACCGTGAAGACCTTCTCGATGTTATTACTAACATCTCACCAGAAGAGACTCCTTTCCTATCTCGTTTCGGCAAAGCCAAGGCTTCTAACCGTTACCACGAATGGCTAACGGATAGTTTGGCTTCAGCTACTGAGAACACGAACATTGAAGGAGGCGATTATACCTTCTCCAAGGCATCTAGCCGTACTAGGGTAGGTAACTACACTCAGATTTTTGTGAATCCCGTTGAAGTCTCCGACACACAGAGAGACATCGACACCGCAGGAATGGAGGATGAGTTCGCCTATCAAATGGCTAAGGCTATGAAAGAACACGCTAGAGACATCGAGTATGGACTAGTAAATGGAACCGGATATTCCGGGGAATCAGGGTCCGCTCGTGAGCTTAAAGGTGTTTTAGCTTGGTTAACAACTAACGTTGAGACCGGCACCGGTACAGGAGATGAGGATCTAACTGAAGATATGTTCAACGATTTGCTACAAAGTATTTGGGATGAGGGTGGCTCGCCTACAACGGCATACGCCAACGGTTACCAGAAAAGGCAAATCTCCGACTTTACAGGAGGAGCAACCAAGAACATTGACTCTGATGAGAAAGAGGTTGTAAGAGGTGTAGATGTTTACGATTCTGACTTCGGTCGAATCAAGATCGTTCCTCACCGATTCATGACCACATCAGTAGTTTCAGTCCTTCAGGACGATCTATGGAAAGTAGCGACACTGCGTCCTACTAAAAAAGTTGACGTAGCTAAGGTTGGTTCTGCCACCAGAGCAGTCATCGAAACTGAACTTACACTAGAATCTCGTCAAGAGGCTGGTTCAGGACAGATTACAGGTCTTGCGACCTCCTAATCGTTTAGTGTAACCATTGCGGGGTTAATACTAGTTAAGCCCCGCTTTGGTAGAATAATAAAAATGGGAAAAATAGCACAACCAACACAACAAGAAGCAGAAGTAACCCGGGCCCCTAAAGAAGATCAGGGACTTAGGGCCACCAATAACGAGGTAATAGAGTTCTTGTCAGGTACTATAGAGCCTTCTGAGGATGGTGACTATAACCTAACCAACGAGGCTGTTCGTCTTATACAGCTTAAAAAAGAACTAAACTTAGACCCCACCGACACAGAACATGATAACGAGATAAAGAGCATACTTGACTGGGCCTCTAAGGTTGGTATCAAGAACCGTAATGAGCTGGTTTCAAAGATAAGAGAGATAGACTACAAGCTGGGAAAGCCCACAAACAAGTCTAAGCTTAAAAAGATCTATGAGTGGGTAGTTATAGACTCAAGCATTAAAAACTTAGTAGACAGACAGGAGACGTTAAGAAATGCCGATTAAAGGAACAGATCAAGCCGCTACAAGAAGAGAGCACGTTTTAGAGAACGCCGCAAAAAGAGTCCAGATGGTAGATGCTTTTGGCGGGATTACCACAGCAGGTAACTATACGAAAGCTTTCTCAGAGGATGCCGAGGGGAATATGGAGTATATAGGAACGGCCCAAATAGGTACGTCTGAAAGTGAGGAAGGCTGGCAGATAAAAAAGCTTGTCAGGACGGGCGGATCCTTAACAGCTATCCAGTGGGCAGATGCTACAGATGAATTCACTAAAGTTTGGGATGATAGAGAGACTTACTCCTACTCATGAACTCTTCTGAAAAGATAGCCAATGCCATAAATGCCCGCAGAAGAAAAGAAGTCTTAGACATTTACTCAAACTATGCGTGGTTTAAGCCAATACTTGAGGCTAGAAAAGACGAGAAATTCAAGAAGGGTGGTAAGGCTATGAGGAAGGTAGCTACAATTCCTTTTGAGGTAGATCACTTCTTTTGCAGAGTATACGGGGAGAATTACTATAAAGACCCCGATTTTTTTGTTAAACTGCATTCAGAGTGGTCAGTGAATAAGGTAGGCAGGGAAACAAACCCCTCTGATTCAGCCAAGTTGGTCAGGCAGGCATTTGAAAAACAAGTCTATGAAAAAGATATTAATTCTAGCAAAGCCTGAGTACGCGGGAGTTAGCTGGTACAGGCACCAACAATTTGCTAAAAAAGCCAAAGAACAAGCCTTGGCCGATGTTCAGTACATTAACTTTGACCTATCCCCAACTGACTACGACAGAGTAATAAACATGGCCGATGTAGTTTATACACGGCTAAACCCAAAACTTCCCGAGATGATGGAGCAATATAACGTTCCTTTTGTAATTGACCTTGATGACAGCCTAGATGATCATGACCCCTTGTCCGATACCTACCGTGCCATGGGAACTTGTGAGGTACAGTTGCAAGACGGTACTTTTCTTTGGAAGGACGGAGAGCGTGGTTTTGACTTAGAAGCAAATGTCCAAAGAAATAAGAAGTTAAAAGAAGCCCTTACTAAAGTACATGGAGCCACAACTACAACCCTTACCCTAAGAAACTATATAGCAGAATATAACGAGAACGTGGCCATAATCCCCAATGCAATAGATCCAGAACTCTTTGCAGATGTTACCGCTAACACAAGAGGCAAGGACGAAATACGTATGGTTTGGAGCGGGGGTAGTACCCATTTTAGCGATCTCATGGCAATAAAACCCCACGTTGGAAGTCTAATGGAAAAGTATAAGAGCTTACACTTCTATGTAGTAGGAACAGCCTTCAAGGGTTTTTTGAAAGAGCTACCAGAGGAGAGAGTGCACACCAGTCCCTGGCTAAGGGCCGACGGCCATGGATTTAGGTTGTCCTGTCTTGACGGTGACATAGGTATCTGCCCAATAAACGATACCCCCTTTAATCGAAATAAGTCCTCCGTGAAATACTATGAATACTCAATGGCTGGAATGGCAACCGTTGCCGCTGGAATACCCCCATATACAGACGATATAGCGGATGATATAAATGGGCTCCTGTATTCCGATTTAAGCGAGTTCGAGTCTAAAGTAGTAGAACTTATAGAAGACCCCCTAAAAAGAGCGGAGATAGCCTCTGAGGGGCTCAAGTACGTTAAAAAATGCAGGGATGTAAATGATATTGCCAAAGATTGGGTTGAGTATCTACTTGCAGTGGCAAAAGAGTATGAGGGTTGAGATTATTAGCCAACCCTAATAAAAGTACATTACTAATGATTGTTTATACGGCAATAACAGGTGGAAAAGACAGCCTAAAGGAGGATCAGGTTACCGGAGATGCTAAGTTTGTAGCCTTCCTTGAAAATGAGGTTGATTCTGATACCTGGGAGGTTAGGGAGGCCACAATGGATAACCCCGACCCCAACAGGTGTGCCAAGAAGTACAAGGTAAAACCCCATGAGTATTTTCCCAATGAGGAATATTCTTTGTGGATTGACGGCACTATAACGCTGCTGGAGCCACCCGAGAGTCTAATTGATAAATACCTAAAAGACCACGACATAGCACTTCATAAGCACTACATGCGAAAATGTGCCTATGAGGAGGCCGTAGCCTGCGGGTCTTTAAATCTCGATGACCAAGAGACAATCTCAAAGCAGATGGCCAAGTATTACATAAGGGAGGGATACCCACGAAATAATGGACTTGCTGAGTGTACGATAATACTAAGAAGACATACTCCAAAGATTGAGGAACTTAACAACCTCTGGTGGGAAGAGATATCAAATGGTAGTAGAAGAGACCAGCTATCCTTTAACTACTGCTGCTGGAAACTAGGCATTGAGTACAACAAGATGGAAGGAACTGTTTATAACTCCCCTCACTTTGGTTATACAAGACACTTAAAATGAAGATACTGCTACTTTCAGACGGACAAAACTGGATAGTAGATAGAATCTCAAACGAATTTATAAAGCGTATCCCTCACGATATAGAGCTTGACTATTACACCACAATTGATCCCCGGGACTTTATAACAAAGGCCAGTAGTGTTGATTTAGTGCATTCTAATAACGCAAACATTGGAAGGCTTTATCCAACCTTTGAGCATATAAAAACACCAATCCTTGTTAGCGTAAGATCATTTAGATACCCCGCATCCTTTACAAAACAAAGCAGCTCTCTTGCGGGGGTACATGTAATACACCCCGATTTACTTGGGAGTTTTAACAATGCAACCTACATACCCGACGGCATATTTGAAGGTTTTGAGGATGAGTTCGTGGTTGGTATGGCGTGTCAGGACGGTGAGTGGTCTAAGAAATATAAGGGCTACTACCTGGTAGAGGAAGCTTGCAAGAGACTGGGGGTGGCCTTTAAGCCGGTACATAATCTAAAACCAGAGCAGATGCCTGAGTACTACAAGAGCCTTAATTTGTATGTGTGTGCTTCTGAAAATGAGGGATGTGGTACTCCCGTACTTGAGTGTATGTCACTTAATGTTCCCGTACTAACAACAGATGTAGGAATAGCAAAATTCCTAGATATAGCCAAATGCGAAAGAAATGTGGAAAGTATAGAGGAGGGAATATTAAAATTTTATACTTTCCCACAAGTTAAGGACTACACCTGGGAAAACTCCTGTAAGAAGTTAACTAAACTTTACGAATGCTTACAATAATACTTTCAAAGCAAAGATCAGGAAGTACCCTGCTTATAGATTTTCTAAACTCTCACCCCGATATAGAGGCTTTTGGGGAACAAATAGAGCATTCTAAGGACGATAAAGAGCGTCTTGGGATAATACAGGGGCTTGAGGAAAGGCCCGGAAACAATGTGTTTAAGATTATGTATAACCAACTGACCGTGGCTGTTGAGGATTACTTGTTACAAAGGGAGATTCCCATTATCCACCTAAAGAGGGAAAATCACACAGCGCGGCTTGTATCTGATTGGATAAACAGGCACAAGGATGTTGTAGGTAGAGAAAGTGCCGAGTCTTACGAGAAACTACCCCCCGTTAAAATAACAGTAGACCCCGCCTGGTTTAAATACCAATACAGCGAGGATTTAATGGATATGGCCCATCTTACCCAGATGTTTAAGAAAAACCCTTATATGGAGATAACCTATGAGGAAATGACTGGAAACGGGAATGTATCTGCTCTAGGTGATAATGTTTCAAAGAGGCTGACTGATTTTCTAGGTGTTAAAGAATGTAGTTTAACCACCAAACTTGTAAAGCAAAACCCCAAAGATCCTAAAGACTCAGTACTAAATTACGAGGAGCTTTTATGATAGTAAGAAACGATGATGTAAATTTGGATACCCAGTTTTCTGAGCTTCAAACATTTTGTAATATCTGTGATAGGCACGGCTTTAAGATAATGCAATGTATAACACCAAAGGGTATTGTAGAGCCAATAGACAGCAGAATGACAAACGACAAGATACGGGAGGTTGTGGGGGATGAGTATTTTAGTGCTAACAAAGAGGTTTTAGATTACTTATTATCAAGAGATGACATTATAGCGGTACACGGTCTTTACCATGAACACTACCCCATAGAGGAGGATATTAGCAGGGGTAAACATCTTCTGCTAGGTTGGGGATTCGAGCCTACCTACTACGTTCCTCCGTTTAATGAGTATCGGGGAGATGACATAGTATTAGGACTAAAGGTCTCCGCTAAGACCCAAAGACTTGAGGACTATCACAAGGGGGGCATACCAACGGATGAGATAGCTTACCTGCACCACTGGAGATATTTCAGAAAAAACTGGTACCCTGTAGAAGTGTTGGATTTAACTCTCAGTAGGATAGCAAATGGAGGATAACAAATACCCCAACTTTATTGGTAGGGGGAGACACGCTGTAAATGACAAGATGTTTGATCTCCTAGCAGAGCATATAGAGGGTAAGTGGCTGGATGTGGGGTGCAACATAGGGGTTTTATTATCCGAAATACCCGACGGTACCGGGGTAGACCTGGCAGTAGAGATGGTGGAGAGAGCCAAAGAGTGGGGCCTAAACGCAATCCATGCAGATGCCCGGAACCTTCCTTTTGAGGATGATAGCTTTGATACTGTAGTACTATCTTGTGTTCTAGAACAAATACCCATGTGGCAGGAGGCCCTTGATGAAGCTGTAAGAGTTTGTAGAGGGAAGGTTATCGGTATAAATCCAATACCAGACGAGAGCGCCTGGGGAAGGCTGGGGGGTACCGAGTGGGTTAAAAGTGTTATAGATCCCGAAGATCTAAAACCCTGGAAGGCCAAAATAACTTACCCAAATATTGAAGGTAAGTATTTTTTCGAGATTAAGGTGTAAGGAACGACGCCTTTTAAACAATTGATGAAACCACTATTGGTGGATATTTCCTAAAAAAGTTCTATAAATATAATTACTTGGCAACAAGTTCGGGAATCGTGAGGGCTGCTAACGTCCGTTGTTTTCCATTGGCGGGGGGAAAAACCCCCGTTCGAATTTTAACCGGGAATGGTTACGAAAGGGGGGAGATTTTTAAAGAGGGGGGTTGCGGGAAATATGCGGGAATATTACAGGTTATATTTGAACAAAACCCCAATCTATGCTACTTTAAATACAAATACAACCTTATTTGAGGGAGGTTTTTAAGTTGAAATGGCAGTAGGCTTAGAGCAATACCTCAACGGGTCAGCCAATATGGCTGGCCTATTTTTATTTGTAAAAGAAAGGAAATTTTATGGCACTTACAATAGGAGACAGACTCTTTGATACGTTTACTAAATTAACTAATGCGAAAGACCCCTACAAGGTAGCTACGGACCTACGAAACCTAGCATCCCCAAACCTTGTGACGGCAAGTAGGGGAGCTTTAGGTACTGCGGGAACAGTGGTGAATGCTCCCGAGCTTGGTGTTTCAGAGGTATATGCGCAGGGAATAACCCCCACGGGACCCACCTATACCCCACGCCCCTCAACCGTAGACGATGGCTCTGGAAGCAGTTCTGGATCAACAAGTTCCACAAGCTCTACAGGCGGTAGTTCTGGATCAACGAGCTCCACAGGGAGCAGTTCCGGATCAACAGGGAGTAGCGGAGGCTCTTCATCTAGGGGCTCTTCCGGCCCCTCAGAGGCTGAAATTGCAGCAAGAAGGGCGGCAGAGGAGGCTGCAGCTAGAGAGGCGGCTGCAAGAGCAGCCTATGCCAATAGATACAACGCTGCAGTTGGTAACATAAGTGCTGAACAGGAGAAGATTCCTGGAAGACTCCAAGAAGGGCAACAGTTTTTACAGAATAAATTTGGACAGTTCCAAGAAGGATTGCAGGGGGCCCGGCAGGCCGCTTACGATAAACTAGGAAATGCTAGATCAGGAGTTGCCGAGAAGAGAGCTTCAAGCATCGCAGATCTTGGTCAGAATCTAAACAGCATGATGAGAGCGTCTAATCTTCAGCTTGGTGCTATGGGAGCAGGAGATTCTTCTGCCTCAGAGGTTATGGCTCCCTATGCATTCTCTAAGCTAGGTACACAAGGAATGGCCGATGTTAATAGACAGGCTAATCAACAGTTTTTGGAGATAGACAGCCAAGAGGTAGAGGTTGCAAACACCTATCAACAGGAGCTTGGTGGACTGCAGATATGGCTTGGGGACCAAGAACAATCTCTAAGAGAGTACTACAACGACATAGCAGACCGACTTGAAGCCGAGAAAAGAGGAGCAGATGACGCTAAGATGGCGGCTATCCAGTCTATGGAAGAGGGCTTATTAAACCAAGCAAATCAGAGACTTCAAACCCTTCAAGATGAAGCTAGAGCATATGCACAGAACCTAGACACTTGGGCAAGAGAAAGATTGGCTCAGTTGAATAACGCAAAACTACAGATGCAAAACAACGCTAACTTTGATCCTAGGGCTATAGTGCAGAGTGAGATACCCGGACTTCAGATGGGTCAGGTAAGCTCCGGAGGGGTAGGCTCTGCCATAGGTGGAATAAGAAGAAGAGAAGACGAGAATTACTACTAAAGGAGGTTTTCTTGAAAATAAATGACCTCTTCACAAAACTAAAGAAGACAAAGGAGGATATTGAGAACCAGTTTTGGACTGGTAAGGGTGGGGATACGCTGGTAAAGGCCCAGGAGTGGATGGAGTCTCCTACAAGCAGAGTTCCCTTCTTTGCTCCCACTAAGTATAAGGAGAGCGACTCGGATTTAATGAAACTTGGTAAAACTGCTGCCGAATACGGAAGGGGTACTGTACAGTCGGTTTTGACCGAGCCCCTCAAAATAGCGACCGATTTCGGAAGGTCAATCCCGTCTGGGTTTGGGACTAAGCAGAGCTTTAAACCCGCTAGTTATTCTATGAGGCTTGGACAGAACTTAGAAGAATACCGGGGGGAAAAAAAACCCCTTGGAGGAGCTTCTTTTAAGCCAACGACCGGTAAGTGGGACATACCTCTAACCAATAAGAAATTACCCGACTTTGGATTGTTGGAAACCCCCGCAGCAAAAACGGCAGGCCTTGCTCTTGGTGCTTTTGAACCTGTATTTGCGGCTAAGGGGGCTACAATGCCTAAAGCTACCGCCGCAAGGTTCGGATTATCGGGGATTCTTGGAGGTGGTTCCGAGGCGGCGTTTGGGGATAGGGGCTTTAAGGAGGGGGCGTTGGAAACCATTTATAAACAGGCCCCAGACGCTGCCACAGCTACGGGGTTTTTAAACTCTACTAACCTTGTGGCCGATAAGTTACCTGGAAGCTATTTAGCAAAGCTACCCCTTAGGTCAGCAGCAGAAGTCCTACAAGGTCTTGGCTATGACAAGATAACGGGTGCGGAGACTGACACTGTTAGTGTTTTAATAGACGCACTCTCCCCTGTTATTGGGGATATTTCTCAAGAGACCTTTAAAAAAGCTGTGGATGCGGCAAAGAATTTTGATTTTAAGAGGGTCAAAGCTATTTTAGACCCTTTCTCCGATAGGATAGTTGCAGAGAAGATGGGAAATTTAGAGGCGACCATAAGAAAGAATTCCGCTGGGCGAGCTTATGACACCTCTAGCGGGAGGTTTGCGGTTGATCCCGCCAAGCCCGAGAGATTTAAAGATATATCTTCCAGGATAGCGGTAAATCTGTTTGAGGGGTCTCCAATTGACCCAGGAGATCTGGGGATATACGAGTCTAACCCGGAGATGCGTAAATCAGTTATTAACGAGCTTTCTAAATTGGAAGGTGGGCGGGGGTCTGTAGACTTTGGAGCTAAGATAGGTGGGGATGTGGGGGGAGATAAGATACCCACAGATCAAGATGGCAAGATAAAGTTTAAGCAGTCCGCTGATAAAATTTTAGAGGACGCAAGAAAAGAAATAGGAGTGCCTGAAGAGGGTGCTACATCGCTAAAAGAATCCGCTAAAAACTTCTACAATAAATTCTACACTGACTGGGTAAATAGATTTCACCCCATCGAGAAGTTAACAACTGATGTGGAGAAGGCTACTAACTCGAAAATACTTCCTGAGAAATCCCCCGAATACGCTATAACAAGATTCTTGGGGGCTGGCGGTACTGCTGAATTAAGACACAAGCAAGTACTAGAGCCAATAATGAACCGACTTGGAGACGTACCAAAGGCTGATTTTGATGTATTTTTAAAGGCACAAAGAGACATAGAACTTTCTGGAAGGGATGTTTATGGCTCGGATGCCGCCAAAGCACGGAGCCAGTTAGAAGCCCTCGGCAGTAAGTACGATTTAAATAAACTAAATAACATAGCCGAACAGCTTTATTCTTACCAACGCAATAACTTGGCTAAATTAAAGGAGGCAGGTTTTCTGTCAAATGAGGCAGTTAAAACAATATCAGATGCTAACCAGAAGTATGTTCCCTTTGAGCGTGTAATGGATGATATAGATACCTTCCTCGGTATTCCTTCTGCAACAGCGCAGCAGAGCAGTAGCCCGATAAAGGGGATCAAAGGAAGCAAGAGAAACATTTTATCTCCGCTTGAATCCATAGTCGCTAATACCTATAAAACGGAAGCGGCGGTGGCTAAGAACAGGGTTGCTAAATCCATTGTTGATTTACAAAAAGTAATGCCTGATTTAGGCATAGAAAAAGTAGGTAAGGCAGAAGACGCTATCTCTGTTTGGGAGAACGGGCAGAAGTCTTATTACAAAGTACCCCAAGATGTAATGGAAGCTGTTAAGGGGTTAAATGAGGAAAACACAAATCTTCTAGTGAAAATACTCTCAGCACCCGCAAGTATGCTAAGACAGGGGGCAACGGGCAGGAACATAGACTTCATGCTCCCTAACGTGTTTAGGGATCAGTGGGATGCGGCAATAAACTCCAAGTATGGTTACAAGCCCTTTTTAGACTACATGGACGGATTAAGACATCTGGTGAATTACAAGCGCGCTGGAAGCGACGACCTGGTCGAGCAGTGGATGGATAGCGGGGGTAAGATCTTTTTTGAAAACATGAGTGGTAGGAAGGATATAAGCTCCAAGGCTATTAGCGAGGAAGAAAGCGCAGGTCTTTTAAAGAAGCTTCACAAGTGGGCGATTTCAGGTATAGGCGAGATTGGAGACCTATCAGAAGCCCCAACAAGGATTGGTCTTTACAAGAGGGGGCTTGAAGCAACTAGCAATCCTCTAATAGCGGCTAAAGAAGCCAGGGAGGGGACGCTGGATTTTGCAAGGATGGGGGCGAAGATGAAAACCGCTAACTCGATAATTCCTTTCTTAAATGTGGGTGTTCAAGGATTTGACCAGACAGTAAGAACAGCAAAAGTAAACCCCGGGGCATTTGCTCTTAAAATGACTGCGTATGCCGGGATTCCCGCGCTTATGACTTCTGTATATAATAATCTCTTTCATGGGGAGGATTATGGAAGGATTCCGGACTTTGTAAAGCAAAATAACTTTGTTTTTATAGTGGGTAATAAGGAGGACGGAACCCCTAAGTATATAACTATACCAAAGGGGCACGTGCAGCAGCTAGTTTCTAATCCAACAGATAACTTTGTAACCTGGATTGCGGGGAATAACCCCCAAACTTTTAGCCAGCTGGCTTTAAGTCTTTTTAGTGACACGGTTCCTATCTTGGGTCAGGGAGACTCTCTTGGTAGTATCGCAAGACAAACAGTGGGTCAGAATATCCCTACTGCAATAAAGCCCGCTATTGAAAATATTGCAAACTATAATTTCTTTAGGGAAAGGGAGGTTGTTCCTTACTGGTTGGAAGACAGGCCTAAATATGCTCAATATAAAGAAAGTACTCCAATGCCTTACAGGGCTGCCGGAGCGGTTCTTAACCAGTCTCCTCTTAAATTACAGAACTTAGCCGAAGGATATTTATCGGGGGGAGTTAAACAGCCCGTAAATGCCCTAGAGACTCTTTCCTCTATTGGAAGGGGTGAGGATGTAAATATCAACAAGGTTCCTGTAGCCAGGAGATTCGTGGGGGATTATGCAGACTGGGATAATGAGCGTCCCGAGAAGCAGGGGAAGGACTCTCTATCAGAGAGAATGTCCAGCCTGTTGCCCGGGGCGTCGGCTGACACGGGCATGTTTAGTAAATTTAAAGGCGAGAAAAAGACAGAGGAAAGTCTTCCCGACCTACCAAGTAGTACGGAGGAACTTAAGATTGTCTATGGAGACGCTATCAAAGATATTGAGGGTTACGACAAGAAGAAAACACGCATTGAATATGGAGACTATGACTCTTGGGAGAAAAAGTCTAAATTAAAATCCCTAGAGGAAGACTACAGCCGTGCTAAATCAATTGTAGAGGCTGCAAAAAGCCAAGCACCGGAGAAGGTATTTGAGGTAGAGCTTTCAACTTACGGCAGGGATCATCCAAGCGGGGTACTGGTTGAGGACAGGGGCAAGTGGGTAGTTGACCAGCTAAGGGGTGTTGAGGATGAGAAAAAGGCACAGGAGCTAGTAAATAAGATGTGGGAAGAAGGTGTATTAACAACGGGATCAAGAGGTACCGCCCAGTGGTTAAAGGATAATTACGATATAGACATAAACAAATACACAGGCAGTGACTCCAAGGTTAAAAGTAAGTTGGGCGGGGGTTCTTCTAAGCTTAAAATAGCCGCTCCTCCAAAGATAAAGTTTACACCTAGAAAGACCGAGGTAGTACCAATTGCAGGCGTTAGAAGTCAATCTAGTGCCCCACAGGCTACTTCCAGGGTGCCTATTAAATCCCCTAAGCTATCCCAAACTAGCAAGCTTAGTATGCGGGATTTATACAGTGCTTTTGACCGTTAGGCTAAAAGAGGTTATTATTAAGTTAACAAAAAGGCGGCTTACATAAAGCTGATTTATGATGCCTCGTACTTCAAGAGTACGGGGCTTTTTTTATGAAAACATTAACAGAACTACAACAGAAGATACATCGTACTTACGAGGGAGATACAGACTATCCAACCAGCGGAGATGAGGACTGGACACTTAGAACAGGCTTCATAAATGACAGTATAGATTTATGGGCATTTGAGGGGGCTAGAAACGGCATCAGGTGGAGAGAGCTATTTGTTGACCTGGACGATGCAGCAGACGGGGATACTACAACTGATGCAACAGGAGTTTATGATACGCCAAGTGATTTTAGAGAGATTTCCTCTCTTGTTAAGATTGGGGATGTCTACCACGACTACATTTCGGCAGATAAGGTTTTAATCCAAACCAACAGGGACAGCTCTAAAAGATATTTTTATATCACAGGGAATGCCTCAACAGGGCATAAGTTGCATATAAATCCTACAAGCTCTACTGGTGAAACTATCTCGTATTCTTACTATAAAACCCCCACAGCACTGTCCTCGGGTACTGATACCGTGGAGATTTCAAACCCTGAGTTCTTGGTAGCAAAAGTACTTGCAAGGCTTCAGGAGCTTGACTTTAGAAATGACCTTGTAACCTTTTACGAGGACAGGGCAACAGAGATAATGGAAGGAATGGTTATAGACAACGAGATACCCCCAAGCTTTAACGAGAATAATTTGGATGATTATGGCTGGTTAAGAAGTGGGGAGGCTTTTGGTAAATAATGGCCAGACTTCCTAAGAGTAAGACAAAGGAGTTCTTCCTGGAGCTGGATAAGTTTAGCGGTGGTACTAATACTTTGATATCCGAGAGAAGGCTTGATAAAAAGTACGCCGTTACATCCCAAAACCTTTGGCAGGTGGATGACGGCATCTGGGAGACAAGGCCCGGTACGGGTTACTACGGAGAGGCCATATCAGATGAGAGCGAGATCGATGGTGCCTTTGAGTTTGTGGATAGTGATGGGGATACGGAGCTTCTAGCCATTGCTGATGGTAGTTTGTACAAATCAACTGATGGAGGTTCGTGGTCCTTGGTATCGGAGGACGCTTTTACTGCCGGTATAAAACCTTTCTTTTTACAATCAGGTGGAAAGCTTTACATTACAAATGGTACGGATGATTTAGCCTACTATGATGGAACATCTCTTAGTACTTACAGCTCTATAGCCAACCCAGACGCCCCTGATAACGCTTCGAGAGCTGTCCTAACGTCAGGCGATTACAATAACTATTACAGGGTTGTTTGGACTAACGATGTCGGCTTTACAGAGCCTTCAGATGCCCTAAACATAACAACCGATAAACACAGGGATACGTGGGCTTCTGATGGTTCGGAATACGTTTCCTTTGACTTGCCTGAGGCCGCCGCGGGTGTGACAGGCGTTGAGGTTTATTGGGGCCAGTACACGGGCGAGGAGGTGCTTTTGGAGGTCTTACCCGCCACAGCTACATCTTACTCAGATGACGGGCAAACAGTGGCCAACATTTATGTAGAGGCCCCCGATGACAATACAACCGCATCTCCTAAGTTTAAGAGCCTCGAGATATCTGGAAACAGGCTTTGGGGTACTTATGATAGTGATAACAGGTACAGAGTTTATTTCTCAGGTACGGGGCAATATTTAGGTCACTACTCTCCCTTTTATGGTGGTGGGTATGTTGATATAGAAAAGGGTTCAAGAAACAATCCCGTTGCAGTAACTCACTATAGAACTGGTAAGGGGGACCCTTCGGTTACCGTGCTTTGTTCCTCCCCTGATGGGTATGGGACTATATTTCAAATAGCACTAACTTCTGTAACTATTGGGGATACCTCCTTTACTGTACCTGCTGCTAGTAAGATTGTAGGTTCAATTGGTGCTGTATCCCCCTGGGGAGTTGTAAAGGCAAAGGACGATGTTTTATTTCTAAATGCACTGGGTGTTTACGCCCTAAGAAGTAGGGAGCAGATATTTAACGTACTTTCAACTGACGATTTGTCTTCCCCCATAAGAAATGAATTTGAAGATTTAAACAGCTCCCTTCTAAACGGGGCTATTATGCACTATAAACCCCCAAGGGTGTATATGTCCCTTCCTAAAGGGTCTGCTAATGATAGAACAGCTATATTTGATCTTGAGAGAGGAAACTGGAACTGGGCGTGGGTAAAAGGTTTTGAGCAGTTTCTAACCTATACTGACACCTCGGGGGTTTCCTATTTTCTGGCGGTACCTAGTGGGGATAACAGGCTGCTTAGGATAAGCGAGAGTGTTTATGGAGACAATGGGGCAAGTTTCTATCAAAATTACATCTCCCCTCTTATGGCAGTATCTGAGGATGTAACTGATACAGCCAAAGTCAGGGAGGTTATCTTCCAACTTGGGGACTTTGCGGGAACTGCTACAGTAGTTGTTCTGGGTCTTGGCGATAACCAGAACGTTGAGACGTTAGCCAGCAAGCAGGCCACTTCTTCTAACACGGCAAACACGGGTGGCTGGGGTCAGGACAGGTTTTCAACAGTAACTTTTTCTGAAACATCAGGAACTCCGACAATAACAACTCAACCTGTTACACCAATAAAGGTTAGAGTGAATGAGAAAACAAGGGCTCTACAGTTTCAGGTTTATTCCAATAGTGTTAGCAGTAGGTGGAAACTTCTAAACATACAGGCCAAGGGGACAATCATCCCCGGTAGAGCTCCTAGCTCGTGGTAGCTTGATTTTAGGGGGGGTTAAAGGTAGTATTTACTTAGGTTTACCTCGTTAAGAGGTGACGAGCCTTCTCTTTTGTTGAGGGGGCTTTTTTTATAACTTAGAAAGGATTAATAAATGGCAGACACAGCAGACAAACATATATACGCAGTAGCAGATTGGACTGGAACAATAGGGGCGGCAGGAGTATCAGACTCCTCCGTTACAACTATTCCCCTTGCCTCTGCAACAGGACTTACAAACGGTAGAACCTATGTTCTGACAATAGACAGAGTAGATAGCGATGGAGCACCTACAGCTGCTAAAAAAGAGGCGGTAGTAGGAGTATTATCAGGAACCGATCTAATAGACTGTATAAGAGGCTTTGAAGGAACAGCACAGGCACACGACGCGGGGGCGGTGGTAGAGCTGATAATGACGGCAGGTCAGTGGAACAGGCAAACGGAGGGAATACTTGAGGAACACAACGCAGACGGTACACACGGCGACATAAGCCTCGATGATTCAACAGACTTCACCACAGAACACAACGCAGATGGTACACACGGCGATGTAAGTCTTGGAGACTCGACCGACTTTACAACAGAACACAACACAGACGGAACGCATGCAATAATAGATTACACAGCTATTAAGCAAAACCTTGTCACCTCTTCGGATGGAGCAACAGTAACTTTTGATTTGGACACTTCCAACTCTTTTACAGTAACTCTTGGAGGAAACAGGACACTCGCTTTATCCAATGGAGATAACGGGCAATGCTTTGTTATCAGGTTAGTACAGGATGGAACGGGCTCAAGGACAGTAACTTGGTTTTCGACAATTAAATGGGCGGATGGAGTAACCCCAACGCTTACTACAACAGGCGGAAAGGCGGATGTATTTGGCTTTATACAAACCTCTTCAGGTGCGTATGATGGATTTATAATCGGGCAAAATCTATGAGCGTATTAGTACAGGGAACAGCCACTAAATCAGCAACACAGGTAGACTCAACTACTTGGACCCATACAACAGTTGCAAAGACTAATTCAATGTTGGTGGTGGTTTTAAGTGCTAGAACAAGTGGGGATATTCTTCCCTCCGATGGTTTTGCGGTTACTTTTAACAGTGTGTCGATGACTAAACTTAGATTTGATACTGGGTATAGATGTTGGTCGGCTATCTATTACTTGGTAAATCCAGCAGTGGGTGCTTACACAGTGTCAGCTTCTCCAGAGGTTGCGGGTGGGGGAAATAATAGGAATTTAATGGGTGTTTCTTATCAACTTTACAATGTTAAGGGCATACAAGACAGCACAGGAACTACTGGAACAGCAACTAGTTCCTCTTTATCTAGAACAGCAACTAAGGCAGGTTCACTTATGATAGATGTTTCAAGACACGGAGGAAGCACTGTCGGGACTCTTGGTGCTTCTCAAACAGCAGTTTTTAATACAACAATAACAGGTGGGGGTTCTACAAGTGTGCATCACAGCTCCTATAAGACAGTAGTTGCAGGTTCACAAAGCATGTCTTACTCTGGTAGAGATAGTGATGTTTTTGTACATTCGGTTGCATTAATAGAACCAGAACCTACAGGAGGGGCTTTTTTGCTAAACATGATATGAACGAGTATAAAATTACTAAATGTTGTCCTTGGTGGATCGTTTATTTTGAATATGGTCTAAAAAGATGGAACAAGAACTAGTTAAAAACATCTCAACAATACTTGATCTGGGAACCTCCGCACTACTGCTTTATCTCCTTCTTGTGGTGTGGAAGGATAGAAAAGAAACCATAGAGGTTAAAGATGCGATTATATCCGAGAAAGACTCCTTAATGGAGGAGAACAGGAAAGAGGTTCTTGGCGTGGTAAGACATAACACTCTCACACAAGAGAGATTAACAAACATGATAGATAAAAGTATAAATGCAACAGAAACACTAACAGCGAGAATTTATCAAATTTTAGAAAGGAATAACAATGGGCATTAGAGAAATAGCGAAAATACTGACGGTCATATTCGCCCTAACATCCATACCCCCTTCCGTTCTCTTTGTGAAGATATTCGCACTTGAGAGGAAGGTACTACAAACCTCTAAAGAAAGGGATCTTAGCGGAAGGCTAGCATTCCTTTTTGTGGTGATCGCATTAATGGCAATAATAAACGCTATAATGGGGCTGGCGGGGGTACTAGGATATGGAGCATTCGCGCACAACTTCTCACCGATAAGAAGCGCATTCACGGGGCTAGCGTTCACGCTGTCTACCTGGTCGCTGTACTTAATTCAGAGGAATTTGTAAATGAAGTTTATAGTCTTTGAAGACGAGAGCTACTCTCTTGTTGAGAGTGCTAAGGGAATTCCCCACGATATTAGAATTGCTACTACTCAGGTAGATGACAAGCTATACACCAAAAAGCAGCTAGAGGAGTTTAGAGATATTTTAATAAGGAGGCAACGTGGTTATAGAGGATAGAATAGGTAAGTACCTCCAAAAAGATAGAGCTTGGTATAACAGAGATGTTTCAAGAATTAAGTATCTAACCATACACCATGACGCCATACCCCATGATGATAGAAGAACAGCAGATAGTATTTTAGATCTTATTATGTCTACCCATGTAAAGAACGGGTGGCCCGGGGCTTCGTATCATTATTTTATCCACACAGACGGTACCATTTACCAGCTAAACAAACATTCCTGGGTAACATGGCACGATGGGCATAACTGGGATTCTTTAGGTATTCTTTTAACAGGATACTTTCACGACCCACATAATAATAAACCAACTGACGCACAGCTCAAATCCATGAGAGCTTTACTAAATAAATTACGCAGTCAGTATGATATCCCGATTAACAATGTTTTGGGGCATCGCCAGAGAATGGTAAATAGCTGCCCGGGAGATTTACTGTATCCCGAAGTTGAGAGATACCGTAAAAATCCGGAAGGAGAACAAATGGATTTTATAGATACCGATATTCCAACAGAGATCGAGGACGAGTTCAAGTTAAAAAAGATTGAACGCTACAACAAGTATTGGAGCTTTAGAGAAATTATAGCTGATTGGGTCATTTTGGTATCAGAATACGATAAACTCAAAGACTCCTCTAAAAAAGAGGCTCTAGAATTGACGAAGAGGGTATCGGAATTGGACAAGGTACGTGTATCCCTACAAAAGGACATAAACTCCTTAGAAGCGAATCTAACGGCTCTGGAGGCACTGCGGGTAGAACAGGGGGAAGAAAGCCTCGAAAAACACCAAGAACTGCAAAAACAGTACGAAGAAGTAAGTTCGGCTCACGAAGACTTGCTAAAAGCATACACAAATCTGCAAGCAGATCTGGATGCAGGATACGCCGATCAGATTAAAAGACTCAAACAAACGATCAAAGATCAAGAGAGACGCATACTGCAACTTCAGAGACCAAAGCCCTCGGCCGGAGAAGCGTTCGAATTACTTATTGAGGCTCTGAGGGAGGCGATTATTAAATGAATAAGATTATAGCTATTTACGAGAGCCTGCCTAAGACAGTTAAAGTGTTCGGTTATTTGGCACTATCTACAATCCTTGCAGAGCTGCTCATCGAGCTGGGAGGACTAGAGCAGACCTTTCTTGTTAGAATAACAGCGCAGCTTATTAACTTAGGACTTGTGTTTATAGAACAATCAGCAGGAGTGGTTAAGGAGAGATTTAGGAAATGAAACCCATCGGTTACGACCCACTCTTAGATAGTCCAATAGAGCACGGGCATGATTACGACGATGTTGCGGGTGTAACTGACGAATTGGATTTAAGGTATCTTAGACTTTCTGGAGATACGGTGGTAGGTTCCGTTTCACTTAAGCCCAACACAGACTCGGCATCATTGTTACGAATTTTTGAAGAAACCGCCAGTAATGTTGTTTTTAATGTAGATACTATAAACAGGTTGGTAGGTGTGGGTGGAAGTTTCATTGTGGGTTACAAAGTAAACATGGGGGAGTCCTCGGTATCTGGAAAAGCAAAATGCATAGATGGGATGGGATACTTAGATTTTGGTACTCCTTCTAATGTAACCGTAAATAGGGGGACGGGGGCAATGTCGGGATACGCCTTTTCGGATGACTTGGGCTGGGTAGCGTTTGGGGTAAGTGATGGCGGGGATGTGGTGGTAGATGTAACAACTGGGGAAATAACAGGAAAAGCCAAAATTCTTTCTACAGGTGAGTATCTTTATTTTTCCAGTTATAACGCCAACGCCGTGGTAGATATAAATACTGGGATAATGTCGGGATACGCTTTTTCATTAGATTTTGGGTGGTTTGACTTTGAAGATACTGGAGTAACACTATCTGACTGGTCTCCAGCGGTAACTACTACAGAATATAGATTTCTAGTTAATGGGGTGGACGATGTCGTCCAAGCAGTGATAAAAGCCAGTTCAATTCAAACGGAAAATATATTGGAAGTACAAAGTAGTGTGGGAGGAGTGCTTTTTGGAATAGATAATGTGGGGAAAATTATTACGGACTCAAACGGGTTGGTTACCAACTTAAATGCGGATAGGCTGGATAATCTACATTATGCGGACATAATGGCCTCAATAGTAACCTTTGGGGATGAGGTAGTAAGTTATAATGGGGATGTGGTGTATAATTAAAATATGAGACTTGATACTTCTTCTATAACTAAGCTTTCTTCTACAGAGGTTGATGCTACAACAATAGCTACTACAACGCTTTACACAGTACCTACAGGATATACTTTTATTCCCATGTTTGTAGTTATCAGGGTAACAGCTTATACGGCGGGTGCAAAAGACACCCAAGCCGTAGCCTCGTTTGGGGGAAATAGTGCAACTTATGACGACTTTTTAAACTCAGTTACTTATACAGTAGCTAATGCAGATTATTTTCAAACAGACGGGCCTGCCGATTCAACGGAAGTGCCAGTACAGTCGGCGGGGGATGTGTTTAAAGTATCTATAGAAACAGCCTCAAATGCGGATGTAGAAACATGGGCAGTGGATTTGTTTGGATATTTAATATGAAAATAGAACCGATTACATTAAAAACAGGAGTAACAGTGTCTTGGAAAGAGGTGATAGAAATAAATATAAACCTACTAAAAAAGCTCTCCCATATTACTACAGCTTATTGGAAGGATGAGATAGCTAGAAGTTCTGGAATGGAGCCTGTTTTTGTAGAAACAGATGATTTAAACGGGGATGAGTTTCCCTATCAAGAAGTCTTTGAAACGCTTTCTACCAAAGCGGAGGAGTTTATAAATAAAAGATTGGTAGAACCAATTATAGAATATGAAAAAAAATAACATAAAAAACGCTATTTTGACAACGCTTATCGCCATTCTATCCGTGTTTGGTGTCTCACAGCAGGGAGAGGTGGCAGATTTAAGGGATCAAGTATCAACTTATGAGCGGGGAGAGGAAACCGCTATTTGTGTAGATAGGGCGTGGAATGCTTACTACGAGGGTTGGCGAAACGCCTGTTTAAATATAGACGAAGGGGCCGCCTGTGATTTGCCCTTGGAATTATCAGACCCCCTAGATACAAAACTTTTGGAGGAATATGAACTCTGTAAAAAATAAATTAAAAATTCTGTTAGTAGCAGTCTTACTGTGTGCGGGTTCTAAAAATGCTTTTGCACTTCCCCCCTCTGCGGGTGTTTCGTCTCGGATTATCACAGTATATGACTATTTAGACGGAAAAGGTTTCGGGAATGATTCGGCGGGGTTTTGGGGGGATTACGGGAAGTATTGGAATAGAGTTTATTCTGCTTCAAATGTTGCGTCTTTGATTACTACTACACCAGAATATTCTTCAGGTTCTCCTAATTCAACGGTAGCCTCAAAAATTATGGCACTTTATACCTCTTTAGTAGACGCTGATTTAGGAAGTGACGATGCTGGGTCGTGGGGGAACTGGGGGGTAGTGTGGAATAGAATTTATTCTGCAACAAGATATAACTGTGCGGCTGGGTGGACTTTAGTCCCAGGAGATTCCCTGTACGGCACCGACGACTTCTGTGTTATGAAATACGAGGCTAAGTGCGACACAGATGGAGATGGAACAGGAGAAACAGCATCAGGCGCCCATGCCTCCTGTAATACTAATTATGATACCTGGGGCAATATTTTATCTGGCTGCCGGTGTATAGAAGATAAAGGCGGGCAGATTGTTTCTTCAGCTGCAGGAGCCCCAATAGCAAGAATAGCTCAAGATGCTGGTGGCAGTGGAGTTGACGCTAAAACCTACTGCCAGTCGCAAGGGTGGGAGTTAATAAGCAACGATCAATGGATGACCATAGCACGCAACGTGGAAAGTCAGGGAGCCAACTGGTGCGCCACTGATGGCACGGGATGTGGTAACAGCCCCGGCAGTCAATACCTAGTGTCGGGTCATAATGACAACGGCGGGGAAACAGGCACAGCAAAAGCCCTGCAAGCTTCAAGCGACGATACCCAAGGCTGCTATAACACCACTACAGATGGGTCTAATAATTGCGGAGGCACAGGCTCCCAACGTAGAACCCATTATCTTTCAAACGGACAAGTAATCTGGGATCTGGCAGGAAACCTGTGGCAATGGACCGACGACACCATTATGGGGGCGGACAAGCCAGCCGGAGGTGCTTCTTGGGTAGAATGGACTACCGTTTCAGACTACGGTTCATTAACATATGATGATTTAAAACCAAGTAACAATACCTGGAACAGTACTCAAAGAGTAGGTCAATATTATCAAGGTCCAGCCACCGGCGGCCCTTACGCTTTTCTGCGGGGCGCCCGTTGGAACAGTGGCACGATTGCCGGGGTGTCGACGCTCCTTTTGATCTATACGCCCGGGTACTCGGGCA